TTCTTCTTCAGAAACTACTTCGTCAGTAACCTGCTCGTCTTCGGCAACCACGTCACCTTCAACTTCTTCCTCTTCCTTCATACCTGCTGGCATTGGGTCTGCGGGTTTTGCACCTTTATTGACGATATCCTTAACTTGCTTAAGTGTTGCGCCAGGTTCTTTTAGTTTTGCCGAATCATCATCGACTTTATAGTTTTGTGGAGTTGGACCGCCTAAATCTTCAACAGTACCAGTTTGACCAGGAGTTGTTCCTGTTAGACTTGGCATTGCATCAGCTTTAGCAGCTCCTTTAGTTACTGCGTTTTCCATTTCTTGTAAATTGTTGCTACCAACGGACATGTGATTAAAAATTAATAATCTGTATTTATTTATAGATCTTAGAGATTAGAGAGAAAATCGTTGAATAGGTTCAACTTATGTTCTTCTAATTTTCTTTGGTCTACAAGAGTGTTTATTCTCTTTTGTGTTTTTTCTGCGAGCTGTTCACGAAGAATTCCTCCTTCCCAAACCCACTCTTTTCCTTCCATAATTCCAGACACAAATGCGTCAGGTGCAGAAGGATCGGCAACGATATCAGCAGCTGTTGCTAACATGAAATCTTCACCTACAACTTTACATCCATGAACGTCTTCTTTGAGTGAACCAACACCACGAGAAGATACTCCAAGTGTTACACCTTCACCGATAAGATTTTGTGCAATCTTACCCATAGGTGTGGAAAGTAGTTGTGCCTTTCCTTTAAAATTATTTCCCTCTTGAACAAGAGAAGTAATCTTATGAGATACACGATCTAGGTTTACAGTAGGACCTTCGGGATGTCCGAGTTCACCTAATGCTCTACCTTTTTTAACGAAACTTTCATTGTATCTATGAACCTCTTTTGCAAGAGTGTTTATTGGATACATTCTACCATTACGGTTTTTAATTTCACCTTGAAGGAATGTTCCTTCAATAAACATTTTTTTCTGAGCACCTTTACCTTCTACAATAAATTTAACTCTTGCTACTTCTTCCGTAATTAGTTTCATTAGAAATCTCCTACTATTTGAACTTCTGAGATATGTGTTTTACCAGAACCTCGAACTGCGACTTTTACAACTTTTCTGATTTCACCTACTCCATCAGTAGCAGATAAATTAGCATCACCATAACCCAAAGTTACAGTTCCAGATTGAGTTGATGCATTTCCAGATATTCCAAATGGATTTGGACCAGTAACTGCTGTAACATCTGCACTTGTAGTATTAATACCAGCAGGTGCACATCCTGTTACTTCAACTTTATCACCAACAACAAATGGAGCTTCTGTTCCAGCTGGAAGACTAAATTTTATTGCACCAGATGCATTTGCAACTGATATTGTTTGAACCGAAGCAACACTTTCCTTAAAAACTAATGAAGTTTTTTGAGGAACATATATGCTACTATCATCTGTTGCTGTTGGGTTAGTTCCAACTTCAACAAATGCATCACCACCAGCTGGTGTTACTCTAAGATAACCTGACTTTAATGGTATTGATGCACTTGTTGCGTTTCCAGAAACAGATGCTATTTTTTGTACGACCTTAAAAGCTGCCATTTTTTATAATCAACCGTGATAGTGTTATTTATGATTCCTCTTCCACAGAGTCATCTTCTGTATCTGCAATTGTGGGATCAAACATAGCTGTAGCAACATCTACTCTCTGAGAATTTATCTTCTCAGCAGCTTTTGCATACAATGTGTCTTTGATCGAATCTGATATATCAGCTGCTGATTTATCAGTTGCAATCATGTCAAGTAATTCATCCATATTTAATATTATGTTAAGATATCTTGATTATTTATATCTCCGCAGACTTAACATCTTTTTGGAACTGAGCGTCAGTTACTGCAGCATCAGTTTCTAAATCTGGTTCAGTGGGTACTCCTCCCAAATCTCCACCACCTTCAAGTGGTTGTCCAGTGATAGGATCTATCATATTTGGGTCAGGAATTGTACCGTCTGCAATTTCTTTTTTGATTAATTCATCTTGCTCTTCAATCTCTTGATCTGTCTGACGAAGAACCTTAGTTCTTACATAATGATTAGAAAAATACTTACCAATATATGGTTCAATTGTTGCCAAAGTTCCAAGTCTTTCATTCATTAATTCAGACTCTTTTAATTCTGCAAATTGATTATCATATAAGAAATCATACTGAATATGATCACTTAGAGTATCCCAATCTTCTGGTGTAATAATATTCTTTAATATTAATTGAGTTTTAAGTAAATTATTGAATAGATTTGAAAATCTCTTTCTCAATCTTCCTACAAATTTTGCAAACTTAAGTTCATCTCTTAATATCTCTGATGAACGACCTAAGTTAAATCCACCATCACTAGCAATTCTTGATTCTGGAACACCCAATGCACGATATAATTTTTTCTGGAAATATTCAATATCTGTTAGTTCACCTAAATTTTGTCCACCAGGTAAAGTTGTGATCTCAGTTCCTCTTCCACCTTCTCTTCTTGGTAGCCAGAAATCTTCCATCATCGACATAAACTTACGATCATCACGAACCTCTCCAGTTCCAGCATCATATACAAGTTTATTTCTATAACGAGACATCACTTCTTTAAGGTATTGCTCTGCTTTTACCTTTGGAAGATTACCAACATCAATATAGAATATTCTTCTTTCTGGTGCTCTTGATAGTCTATAAATTACAAGACTATCTTCAATCATTCTTAATTGATTAAGTGCTTTGATTGCCTTATGTAAGTAAGATAAACAAGTTCCTTTATTACGATCAAATAATCCAGATGTTACATGACACACTGAATCTTTTGCAATTTTAATCTGTCCTTTACCACCTGCACCAGCTGCAGTTGCATACATGGTTGTAGGATAATTTGGTTTTGGAGAATAGATATAATATTCATCTATCTCAGGATAATTATCTTTCTTTACTCCACCACCTGCAAGTGGATCTAATGGTAGATTTCCTTTATTTTTTGTACCCTTTTCTTGACGAACAAACTTCATCTTCATTGGATCAACATATCTGATCTCTTGAATACCATCCTGTGGTCTTTTTGTGTCAATAACTTTTATGTAATATAATCTTCCATCTACATACCAATTCTTAAAAATTTCATGAGACTTCTTATCAAAGTCCATCATTTCTTTAATATGAGTAAATTCTTCTCTAATTTTATCCTTTAGTTTATCAGTTGCATTTACGTTTGATAGTTCTATTTCTACAGGAGAATCATATAAATCACTGACTATACCTTCATTTACAACATCTTCAATTGCACCATCACACTCTGGATGAAGTGACATTTCACGATATCTTTTAATTAAATCGTACTCTGTACGATAGACACCTTCAATATCTACATACTGTCCATAGAAACCAGATTGAACAAAATAGTCAACCCCGTCCTCGTTACTACGAGGAACGGGTGATACTACTGAATCGGGTGTCTTATCCGAATCATCAATTGAGAATCCAAAGAGTTTTGCCATTGTATAACTATTTTTCTTTTATTATAGCACTATTTATCAGTTTTAACTTATGCTTTCTCCTCCAGCATTATCACCGACACCTTTGATTGATTCAAAGTATAGTACTTGTAATTCTACCGTAAACTCCTCTATTGTGTCAACTGTTTCGTAAGATAGATCCATTTGACTGATATTTGTTGGGAAAACATCATAAAATCTGTAACTTCTAAGTGTTGATCCATCACGATCAAGTTGATGAACATAAGCATCTTCTTGATAGTCTGCTGGATTATTCGCACCAGTTGCATCAGATAATCTATTGATAGAATTCATCCACTTTTCAAAAGCAGAACGAATTGAGAAGTCTGTATCGTTGATAACTGTGATAGTCCATGTATCAAATGTTCTATCTCCTGCTATCTTTAAAATTCTTCCTCTAAAGTTGACATCTATTGGAGTGATGTTAGAAGCAGGTAGGGCAGCTGCTTTTACTAAGAATCTTGCCTTATCCTTCACATCATTATCGACTGCAATCTCTTCTGGGAAAGCAAGTTCGACTTCAAATAGATTCGGTCTTGCACCACCACCAACTAACTTACTCTTAAAGTCAGTGATTCTTCTTAAAGGTGGTCTATTGAATTGGGTTGCCATTTTCTTTAATTACCTCGTTAAACAGAACCGACTACTTCCTCGAATGATACACCTGTTCGTGTAGCAACGAAGGTTAGACCGATGAAGTTAATGGATCTTGCAGGTTTAATGAATATGTCTGCGACAAATTCATTATTATCTATGATTGCAGCAGTGTTATTTGTTTCATCACAGATAACTCTGAAATCAAATATTCCTCGTTTT